CAACCCACTGACCAGAGGTGAGTCTGCCCCATACATCCTGATGGTTGACGAGCACGAGAATGAGTGCGTTGGCTTGTACCGTAACTGGGAAGAGGGCGACGAAACCATGACCAAGCTTGACTGGCTGGTCGAGTTCAAGTTCATTCCATGGCGCGGTGCGTACGCTATCGGCTTGCCACAGCTCATTGGTGGCCTCTCAGCGGCCCTTACAGGCTCTCTACGCGCTTTGTTGGACTCTGCCCATATCAACAATGCGGCAACCATGCTCAAGCTCAAGGGCGCGAAGATCTCTGGCCAGTCCCAGCAGGTCGATGTGACCCAGGTTTGCGAGATCGAAGGAGCTCCCGGTGTTGATGACATCCGCAAGATCGCCATGCCTATGCCTTTCAACCCACCTTCAGCCGTGTTATTCCAGCTTTTGGGCTGGTTAGATGGTGCGGCTAAGGGCGTAGTGACCACCGCAGAGGAAAAGATCGCTGACGTGAACTCCAACACCCCTGTTGGAACCACTCAAGCTTTGATCGAGCAGGGCGCCGCGGTGTTCTCTGCGATCCATGCCAGGCTTCATGCAAGCCAGGCTCGGGTGCTCAAGATCCTGGGCCGCATCAACAAATGGTACCTGGAGGATATGCAGCGTGATGAGATGGTTGAGGGGCTAGACATCAACCGCGAGGACTTCTTCAAATCGGCCGATGTAGTCCCGGTTAGTGACCCGCACATCTTCTCTGAGACGCAGAGGATGGCGCAGACGCAGGCCGTGATGGCTCTGATGGAGAAAAACCCTGATTTGTTTAACAGGCAGGCTGTCATTCAGCGCTTTTTAAAGCAGATTAAGGTCCCGAATATCACTGAGTTAATGGTTAACACTTCCGGACCAGAGAAGGCTGATGCTGCATCTGAGAATGTGGCGATGTCTATCGGTCAATTGGCTAGTGCGTACCCTGAGCAGGATCATTTGGGGCATATTCAGGTGCATTTGGACTATGCAAAGGACCCTGTATATGGTGGAAATCCGCTAATTGCGCCGACTTTCTCTCCAAAAGTCATTGAACACTTGAAACAACACATTGTTCTGTGGTATTTAAGCAGAATGAATGGCTATGTTAAGAAAACGACTGGGGAAACAGTTGAAGATTATGGATCAATGGCCGATCCCAAGCCGATGGATAAGATATTTGGCGCCGTATCTCAACACGTTAGGCTAGATACGAAGGATACGTTGGCTGGAATCATGCCAATTATTCAGCAAATCATGCAGCAGTCGCAGCAAAGCAAGCCTCAGCCGGATATGCCGCCGGATGCGCAGGTTCTTTTGCAGACCAGCATGGCAGAGACCCAGCGTAGGGCGCAGCGAGATCAGCAGGAGATGCAACTCAAGCAGGCTGAGCTGCAGGCGGATGCCTCTTTGCGGACTCAGAAGATGCAGGCCGATCAAGAATTGGCTGAGAAGGACCTTGAACTGCGTTATGGCTCGAAAGAACTTGAGATGCAACTCAAGGAACAGATTGAGGCTGCAAAGATTGAGCGTGATGCGCTTGGTTTGAAGAATGACCAAGACAAGATTGCTATTGAAATGGCAAAAGGCGGACTTGTTAGGGATGATTCGACGGGGATGTCTGAGGGCGGTTTAATTCAACAAGGGGACGGTTATGAAAACCAATGATCAGGAACAAAAGGGCGTTAATGTTAACCGGCATAAGCGCATGGCTATGGGTGAGAAGCTTAACGGCCAATCACTAAAGGGTAGCACCGAGAAGAAGGGGGCTCTTGAGCAGGCCAAGGAAAAGAAATGAGGCTTATTTCCGATCTTATTGGTTTGATTGAAGAGCAAAAGGGATTTGTCGCCGACTCGATGTTAGCCGGTGCGAATAGCTGGGAGGCGTACCAGCGGCTGGTGGGTCAGCATATTGGCCTTCAGATGACTTTGGACTTTATCAACAATTTACTTGAGGACTCTGATGCAAACAGATGAACTTGAATGGGCTTTCCCATCGGTGGAACCGGGGGCGCGGCCGGCAGGCGGACGAATTCTTGTCCAACTGAAGCGGACCAAGCGTAAGACGGCAGGCTCGGGAATCATTCTCGTGGAGGAGACGAAGGAGCAGGAGAAGTGGAACAACATGGTGGCCAAGGTCATCTCGTTGGGTCCTCTGGCTTTCTGTCATCGTGACTCTCAGCAGCCCTGGCCGGAAGGCGCATGGTGCAAGGTGGGAGATTACATCCGCGTTCCCAAGTGGGGCGGAGATCGCTGGGAGGTTCCGATCCCCAGTGAAGACAAGGAAGACCCAGCCCTTTTTGCCATTTTCAACGATCACGAGGTTATCGCGATTGTGACTGGCAACCCTCTTGACATGAAGGTGTATGTATGACCGATGACACTCAAGACCAAGAAATTGGTGAAGTTGTTGAGGAGCAGGACGGTTCCGCGGTTGCGCTAGTTGATCTCCCGGACGAGGGTGGGGATCAGGAGGCGGGATCTTCTGAGACGGCGGAGCAGAACCGCAATCGACGCCGCGAGAAGAAGGAGCGGTTCAAGCGGATCAATGAGGAGAAGGACACACAGCTAACGCTACTGCAGCGCCAGAACCGTGAGCTGCAGGAGCGACTGTCTGCCGTTGAGCGCCGCGGTGTTCAGTCCGAGATTGAGAACGTGGAGAAGAAGATCCGCGAGGAGCAGGAGCGCTATGAGTGGGCTCTGGGCCAGGTTAAGAAGGCCGTAAGCGAGGTTGACGGTGACACTTTTGCCTCAGCGCAACAGGTTCAGTCTGACGCCGAGAAGAAGCTCGAGTATTGGCGCTGGAAGAAGCAGTCGATGGTTGAGCAGGCTGAGGCGCCACCCAAGGCAGACCCTCGAGTTATTGACCAGACCAACAGATGGATGGAGCGCAACAAGTGGTTCAATCCTAATGGTGGTGATACTGATAGCGACATTGCACGGGTGATTGACGCGCAGTTGGCTCGAGAGAACTATGACCCCGCATCCTCCGAGTATTGGGAGGAGCTTGATTCTAGGCTGAGGGAACGATTGCCAAACAAACAGAAGCGTCCCCGTAGCGTTGTCACTGGGTCTGAGAGGGAGTCTGCGCCTCAAGCAAGCGGGGATTCTTTTTATGTAAGCCCAGAGCGGGTTAGGGCATTAAAGGAGGCCGGTTTTTGGGATGATCCTAAGATGCGAGCCAAGATGATTAAGCAATATGCGAATTGGAATCGCAATAACCGGGAAACTGCGTAAATGGATGCTAGAATTAAGAAACCGTTATCTCTTGGCGGACGCGAAACTCGTGCTAGCGAGGACGCATCAAGGGCTCCTGTAGAGGAGAAGTTCATGTCAGCGCAAGAACGTCGGAAGATGTGGAGCGATGAGTGGACACAGACCGCGCTACCAAAAGTGCCTGATCTTCCGGGATGGCATCTTTGCTGGCTCTCGACGACAAATAGCTACGACAGTATTGATAAGCGGATGCGGCTTGGGTACGTTCCCGTTACAGCGGATGAGTTTCCTGGGTTTGAGAATTACCGTGTAAAAGCTGGCGAACAGATCGGTCACATTGCTTGCAATGAGATGGTTTTGTATAAGCTTCCAATGGACGTTTATCAGGACTTGATGTTGCATATGCATCATGAATTACCCAACGAAGAGGCGGATAAGATCCGAGTCCAAGTTGAGAATATCCAGGGTGCAAGGGACAGTTCTGGTAAGAGTCTGGGTCGGGTAGAAGGCGAAGGCTTTGGTGAATTTGACCGAAACGTAAAAACGCCCATATTCCAAGGGTAACTTTTATTAGGAGTGTGCTATGTCAGCAACTAGTGCTCCGTTCGGCCTGCGCCCGGCGTTCCATCCTTCTGGTCTGGATCGCGCTCAAGCGTTGGCAAACGGTATTGCGTCGGCTTACAACACCGACATTCTCAAACAGGCTCCGGTCAAGCAGGACACGAGCGGGAACATTGTTCTTGCTGGTGCCTCGGATGCCATTCTTGGTGCCTTCGCGGGTGTAGAGTTTACTGATACAACGGGTCGCCGTCGTGTTAGCAACTACTGGCCAGCGAACACCGCCTACCAAACTGGATCTTGCGTCACCTATTTCTATAGCGATCCCGACATCGTTTATGAAATTCAGTCGGATGCAGCGATTACTCAGGCCTCCATCGGCGACGAGTTCAACTTCTCGGCCAACACCGGTTTCACGGTCTCCAGCGGCTCTAACGTCACTGGCCTGTCAACCACCGGCCTAGGTGTCTCTACCGCTGTCGGCGCTGGCGGAACTGGCGTAATGCGTGTTGTTGATATTTTCCCTGGTGCTGACAATGCATGGGGCGACCCATTCGTTGTGGTTCGGGTTCAGATCTCCAAGCACCAGTACGCTGCTATTAACGTGTCGTCGAATGCGGCGTCCACTGCGGCCTACCCGGTTGCACTGTAAAAGGAGGAACTGAATCATGGCAGCTCCAATGCGTAATACGGACTTTAGGAGCATCGTTGAGCCAATCCTCAATGAATGCTTCGACGGAGTCTACGATCAGCGTACCGATGAATGGTCACGGGTTTTCCGCGAGCAGACCGGTATCCCCCGCAACTATCACGAGGAGCCCGTCCTTTATGGATTCGGCGCAGCTCCGCAACTGCCTGACGGGACTCCGGTTTCGTACCAGCAGGGCGGCGTACTCTTCCTCAAGCGCTATGTATACAACGTCTATGGCTTGGCGTTTGCACTGACGAAGGTGCTTGTTGAAGACGGCGACCATATCCGTATCGGCCAGGTTTACTCGCGTCACCTTGCTCAGTCTTTGATTGAGACGAAGGAGACGTTGGCCGCGAACGTTCTCAACCGTGCGTTTAACTCGTCCTACGCTGGCGGTGACGGTGTTGCCCTTAACTCGGCATCCCACCCAATCGCTACTGGTACGTTTAGCAACCTGTTGACGACGGCCGCTAACCTTAGCCAGACCTCGCTCGAGCAGATGTTGATCCAGATCCGTCAGGCTGTGGACAACAACCAGAAGAAGATTCGCTTGGTGCCCCGCCAGTTGGTGGTCGCTCCTGGCAACGTCTTCCAGGCTGAAGTGCTCCTTAAGAGTGTCTTGCGCTCTGGTAACGCCAACAACGACATCAACCCGATCAAGTCGATTGGCTTGCTTGACGAGGGTGCTGTTGTTCTTTCCCGTCTGACCAACCCATCCGCATGGTGGGTGCAGACCGACGCTCCAGAGGGCATGAAGCTTCTGATGCGCCGTAAGCTTGAGAAGACGATGGAAGGGGACTTTGAAACCGATTCGATGCGCTACAAGGCAACTGAGCGCTACGACATTGGCTTCACCGATCCTCGTGCGATGTACGGAACTCCGGGCGTTTAAGTAGCGCCTGGCAAGGGGGTGGTTCAAAAGGCCTCCCCCTTTTTTGTTTAACTGGTCAAGCTTTTCAAGGAGAAGACCATGCCTCAGTTTTCAGATGATCTGTTTCTCGGTCCTGCCCAAACGTTTATGGGTATCGGGGATCGCAATTATTCCACGACTGCTACTGGCGGTACAGCTAGCTCGTCTTCTTCTACCCTGACTGTTACGGCAGTTGGGTTTGGTGCTCCGATTGTTGTTGGGATGTACGTTGATGGGACCTCTGTCACCGACGGCACATTCATTACGGCGTTTGGCACCGGCACTGGCGGCGTTGGCACCTACATTCTCAATCAGAACATTAACGTCGCCAACACGACTGCGCTGACTCTACACGGCAACATTGGCTACGACAACCCTTCGCCGATGGATCTGGGAATTGGTCCTTTGGGTCGCATCTATGTCTGGGATGTTGTTCCGCAGGCTGCTATCACCAACAACATTGCCGCATCGCAGACGGCTGCCGGTGCAGGTGCGGTGACATTGACTGCTGGCACATCGGCCAAGTCAGTTGTGCTTAATAACGGCACGACTGCAATTCAAGTTGACGTTCCTCGAGCGATCAAGGTGAACTGCTCTACGACCGCCCGCGCCTTTACTGTTAGTGGTTACGACTATTACGGCCAGGCGATGAGCGAGGTCATTACTGTGGCTACTGCGGGCACCGCGGTGACTGGCTTGAAGGCCTTCTATCAAGTCTCTAGCGTAACTATCGCCGGCTCTGCGACTGCTGTTGTTGTGGGCACGAGCGACGTTCTGGGTATCCCAGTTCGGGTGGCTAACGTGGCCTACGTTGCTAGCGTCAAGTCCAACAACACGCTGGCCCAGGATGCTGGGACGTTTGTTGCGGCGGATACTGTAACGGCGACAACCGGAACCGGCGACGTTCGTGGCACCTACGCTCCTGCAACCGCATCGAACGGCATTGTCCGCACGGTGATGGGGATCCTGTTGCCTGGTATCGCAGTCGGCCCCAATGCAACCCGTGTCGGCGCTCTGGGCGTCACTCAGGCATAAGGAGTAAGAATCATGCGTGAATTCAAGCCAATGGTAAAGATGGAGACGACCGAGCCTACGGTTGAGCTAAAACTCAAGAAGGGCGGCGCGGTTAAGAAGATGGCTGGCGGTGGCGCTCCGATGGGTGCAATGATCGGCGCTCCTAAGGGCGGGATGATGGCTGGTGCAAAGCCTAAGAAGCCTTCCCTGGCCTCTCGTCGTCGTGCAATGATGGCCAGTGGTGCCGCTGGTGCTCCATCGGGTCGTGCTGAGGCGATGATGGCCGCTATGCCCCCTTCCATGCCCCCTAGCCTTCCTCCTAAGCCTCCTGCCATGAAGAAGGGCGGCGAGATGGAGTCTTCTAAGGTCCACAAGGCCGAGATGAAGGAGATTTCCGGCATCAAGAAGGAGCTGACCAAGCACGAGGATATGCCTGCTAGCAAGGGGCATCGTGGCTTGAAGACTGGCGGCGTTGTGAACGGCAATGGTGGTTTCAAGGCTGGCGGTTCTGTGAGCGGCAATTGCGGCTACAAGACAGGCGGTGTTGCAATGGCTAACGCTGGCGGTTTCCGCAAAGGCGGTGCTGCAAAAAAGTTTGCTGAGGGCGGCCGCGTACAGCACGACGGTGGTCCGGAGCAGATGCCGCAGGGCAAGAAGAAGCCTGCAGGTCTAGTGTCCATCAACCAACTCTCCGGCACCTATAAGAAGGGCGGGGCGGTGATGATGGCCGAGGGCGGTGATCCTAACGCAGACTTCTATCGTCGCAAGACGGAAGAGAACGAGGCCGATGCAAAGGCCGTGAAGGATGCCCTTTTGTATATCCCTCGCAAGGTTCGCAAGGCTGGTAAGGCTGTGGTTGATGCAATGAGCCCCGGTAAGGGTTCGGTGACGGATACTGAGCGCGAAGTCAGTCGGACGGTTGTGCCTGGCAAGAAGCGCGGCGGCGCAGTCTGTTAAGGGCGGGGGCTGCGGCCCCTGTTTTCATTGGAGATTAGTATGGCTGATTCAGTAACAAGTCAGACGCTTCTTGATGGCGAACGACTTGCAATCATGAAGTTTACAAACATCAGTGATGGCACTGGTGAGTCTGCGGTTTTGAAGGTTGACGTTTCTACACTGACACCGAGCGCATCAGGTGCGGCGTGTGATCGTGTCACGGTCACCAAAATCTACATTGCCAATCACGGCATGGAAGTCAGAATGTTTTGGGACGCCACAACGGATGTGCCGTTCTTTTTGTCCTCGCCCGGTGCAACCCAGACGCTTGACATGACAGGCTTTGGCGGTATTACAAACAACGGCGGCGCTGGCGTTACTGGTGACATCGTGTTCAGCACGGCTGACGCCTCTGCTGGTGACACCTACTGGTGCATCTTGGAGATGGTCAAAGGATACGCATAATGCCAAGCAAATCACCAGCCCAGCACCGCTTGATGGAGGCGGTAGCGCATAACCCCAAGTTTGCAAAAAAGGTTGGCATTCCAACGTCTGTCGGGAAGGATTTTGCCAAGGCGGATGAGGGCAAGAAGTTTAAATCTGGTGGCGGCCTCTATGCCAATATTCATGCAAAACAGGAACGTATTGCAGAGGGTAGCGGCGAGAAGATGCGCAAACCAGGCTCTCCTGGCGCCCCGACTGCCCAAGCCTTTAAAGACTCAGCCAAGACTGTAAAGCTCAAGAATGGCGGACCTAGCCTGGCTATAGGTCGCGGAGAAAAGCTCCCAGCGGACCAGGGAGCGGGTTTGACGGCCAAGGGTAGGGCTAAGTACAACCGCGAGACCGGAAGCGATCTGAAGGCTCCTCAGCCGGGCGGAGGGGCAAGGCGTGACTCGTTCTGCGCACGGATGGGTCCTACAGCAGAAAAGAGTGAGAAGGGGAGTCGTGCTCGGGCCTCTATGAAACGGTGGAACTGTCCGGGATGGTGACGTATGGCGTACAGCGGCACAGTTAGTAATACGGTCGTAAATGTTCAGAAGCTAATTGATCATGGCGCTCGCCGTGCGGGGAAGCTTGCTGAAGAGTTGACGGTTGAACAGGTTAACGCCGCTCGAGAGTCGCTGTATTTTGTTCTGTCTGAGCTTGTCAACACCGGCATCAACTACTGGTGCGTTGACAAGAAGGTCATTGGGCTGCAGGCAAACAAGCAAGTTTACGAGATGCCGGTGGGGTTCAACGATGTCCTCAACGCGCTATACCGGAAGATGAACCGTCCTAGTGGCGCTTATTCCTCAAGTTCTGGCATTGCAATCAACGCATTTGACGGCAATGTAGACACTGTATGTACACAGACATCTGCTAATGGAAACATATCAATTTATTACAGTTCACCGGTCTACGTCGGCTCAATCGGAGTATTGCCGGGCGTTTCTGGAAGCTTCACGGTTGTATTTGAGTATTCCACCGACGGAATTACCTGGCAGACGCTCTACTCGCCGGGCCAGGAGACCTGGGTCAACAACGAATGGCTCTGGTACGACATTGAAACCGGGCAAAATTGCCAATATTACAGAATGCGAGCAACTAACGGCGGGACTTTAGTCGTTAGAGAACTTTTTTTTGGCAATAATTCAACAGAAATCACGATGGCCAGGCTTAATCGTGATGATTACACGAACCTGCCAAATAAAAACTTCACTGCAAACCAGCCATTTCAGTTTTGGTTGACCAGAACGCTGCCGCTTTCTCAAATGAACCTGTGGCCGGTGCCTAGCGACTCGTTTGTGCAAGTTGTTGTCTGGTATTCGCGTCAGGTAATGGACGTCGGAGCGCTTACGGATGAGCTAGAGATCCCGCAACGCTGGTATATGGCCATTTTGAATATGCTGGCGCATCAGATGGCGCTAGAGTTGCCTGCTATTGACCCAGCTCGCATTCAGTATTTGGCCGCTCTGGCAGAGAAATCATTCAATCTGGCCGAGCAAGAGGAGCGCGACAAGTCACCGATATACTTTGCGCCGAATATCGCTGTATATTCAAGGTGATTCATGCCTCTATATCTTGATACAAGGGGCCTGTCGGATCTTGCGATCGCAATCTGTGACCGTTGCAAGATGAAGAGGGCCCATGCTGTTATGCGGTCCGATCCTAACTTTCCTGGACTGCAGGTATGTGATCAGGGTTGCGCGGATAACTTTGATCCGTATAGATTGCCGGCAGCAAAGACAGAAAAGATTACAATACGCTTTCCGCGCCCTGACGAAAGCATTGCGGTTGAGGATAATAACCTCACGACTGGCGGATACGGTGATTTTGTATTGTCGCCGGAGCAGAATACGCAGACGCCAGAGAATAACGGCAACCTGGATAGTATTGAGATATAAATGGCTAATGTAACGATTACCCAACTACCAGCGGCCCAGGCTCTAACCGGCACGGAGTTGGTTCCTGTTGTTCAGAACGGGCAGACGGTCCGCACGACTACCGGGGCTATCGGTGGCGGCGGCGGGGGTGGCGGTGGCGTTCAGTCTGTTGATGTCTCAGGCGGCACTACGGGCCTAACGACAAGCGGCGGGCCAATTACAACGACGGGGACTATCACACTAGGTGGGACGCTTAATGTTGCTAACGGTGGAACTGGTGGCCAGAACGCTCAACAGGCTCGAGCAAATGTCCTCCCGAGTTATACGGGAAATGCATCATACGTTCTTCGTGTCAATGCCGGCGCTACAGATGTTGAGTGGTCCGCTTCCGGTGGTGGGGGTAGTGGAAGCGTTGTACAGGTTAATACTGGAACGGGTCTAACTGGCGGCCCGATTACCACCTCCGGGACAATTGCGATTGCCACGAGTGGGGTAACGGCCGGCAATTACACAAACCCAAACTTTACTGTTAATGCGCAAGGTCAGTTGACGGCCGCATCCTCTGGCTCTACTCCGGTTACGAGCGTCTCTGGCACGGCTAACGAGATCACTTCATCTGGTGGCGCCACCCCTACGCTGTCCTTGCCTAGTGCGCTCACCTTTACTAGCAAGACGATCACGGGTGGCTCGTTTACTGGCGGGACGATCAACAACACGGTAATTGGTGGCACGACGCCTGTTGCCGGCACATTCACCTCTATCAATGCCACGAGCGGGAACATTACTGATACACCCGTTGGCGTCAACAATATTGTCAACAAGGCGTATGCGGACGCGGTTGCATCTGGTTTGACGTTTCACCAGAACTGTGACTTGGCGACTGACGCAGCGCTGCCAACCTGTACGTACAACAACGGCAGCTCTGGTGTTGGGGCCACGCTCACCGCCACCGCTAACGGGCTGTTAAGTGTTGACTCTGTGGATGTGGTGGTCGGAAACCGGGTATTGGTAAAGAACCAGGCAAATCAAGCGCATAACGGGATCTATTCGGTCACTCAGATTGGGGATGGTTCGACGCCATTTATTCTGACCCGAGCAGCAGACTACAACACACCTGGCTCGACGTACCTCAACGTTGACGCTGGCGACTTTATGTTGATCCTGACCGGGGCCACGAACGCCAATACATCGTGGGTTCAGACGGTCCTGCCTCCAATCACAATCGGCTCTACGGCCCTTGTCTTTGTTCAGTTTGGCTCTGGCTCGGCGATTTATTCAAACGGCACCGGGTTAAATTTATCTGGCACGAATCAATTCAGCATCGCGAATACGGGCGTATCCTCCGGCACATACGGCACTGGATCTCAGGTGCCCCAGATTGCTGTTAATGCTCAGGGGCAGGTTACCGGGGCAGTTAACACAAACATTGCGATTAGCGGCAGCCAGGTTACATCGGGGGCGGTGGCGATTGCTCAGGGTGGCACTGGCCAGACCTCGCAGGCGTCTGGATTCAATGCTCTGTCTCCGATCACTACGCTTGGCGATCTTATTGTTGGCACCGGGTCTAATGCCGCGGGAAGGCTTGGTATTGGGTCTGCCGGACAGGTATTAACGGTTCAGAGTGGAACGGCTACCTGGGCTGCTCCAACTGGCGGCGGCGGAACTCCTGGCGGAAACCCAAATACAATTCAATATAACAATGGCGGTGTATTTGGTGGCCAGACCAACTATACGACTGACGGGACGGATGTACAATTAGGGGCTCAAGGGGTATTTAAGTTTGCCGACCTTGATTCGAGTAATTTTGTTGGATTTAGGGCTGCCTCAACTATTCCTAGCAATGTAACCTGGACGCTTCCTACGACAGACGGGACGGCGTATCAGGTTTTGGCTACGAATGGTTCCGGCACACTTGTTTGGGTTACGCAGAGCGGCGGCGGTGGTGGCGGAGGATCTCCCAATTTGGATGGTGGGGTACCTAACTCAACCTACGGCGCGATTACACCAATTAACGGGGGGACACCGTAATGCCTGTTCAGATACAACTTAGAAACGGCACTGCATCCCAGTGGACCTCGGCCAATCCTGTTCTTTCTGGCGGTGAGCTAGGCGCGGAGACGGACACCAACAGATTCAAGATCGGCAACGGATCTACCGCCTGGAACAGCCTTGGGTACTCTCTCGGGGTGTCGTCAAGGGGTGCATACGCAGGCGGTACTCAATACTATGTAAACGATATTGTCTCGTCTAGCGGCTCAAGCTATATCTGTATCCTGAACTCAATAGGTAACGCGCCTCCGAATGCGACCTATTGGGCTCTACTTGCGCAGGTTGGCACGAACGGCACGAACGGCACAAACGGAACAAATGGCACGAACGGGACCTCGTTTACATGGCTTGGGGCGTGGTCTGCCGGCACAACTTACGTCGCCAATCAAAACGTTTCCTATAACGGCAGCAGCTATATTGCTATCGCGACGAGTACCGGGGCCAATCCTTCAAGTTCTCCTGCTTCGTGGAGCCCGCTCGCTTTGGCTGGATCGGGTAACGTAAACGGCCCAGGAAGCTCTGTAAGCGGCAACCTGGTCTCGTGGAATGGCACTGCCGGGACGACGATTGCGGATTCTGGTAAGGCGGCTCCTTCTGGCGTCATTGTTGGCACGACCGATACCCAGACGCTGACGAACAAGACTCTGACGCTGCCGGTTATCGCGTCTATATCTAACAGCGGGACAATAACGCTTCCTACTGGCACCGACACGCTGGTGGGACGGGCGACTACGGATACCCTGACTAACAAGACGCTGACCAACCCAACGGTAACGAACTACACCGAGACCAACTTCACGGCAACGGTAACGAGTAATGCAATTACATTGTCGTTGACGAACGGGACATTCCAGACAATTACTACAATGGTCGGTGCAAACACAATCACGTTGCCTGCGCCCGCTGTTGGGAAGAGCCTGACGGTGCTTGTGATTTATGCTTCAACTCCAACCAGCTTGACATTTGCTTCTCCTTCTGGAACGCTCAAGTACCCGGCTAGTACGACTCCAACTGCTACTCTGGTAAATGCAAAGGTTGATATTTACGCATTCATTTCGGACGGTACTAACTGGTACGGCGTCCAATCCGGGGCAAACTTCTGATGTTTTCAAGCAGCAAAGCTCTATTTAGTAAGCCTGGCGGTGGTGCTGCGCCTACAACCGACGCAACCTTTGCCTATGTCCCGCTGCTCTTAGAGACTGGCTCATCGTCATCTCGCAGCACTACGGTAACCGACTCAAGCGCCAGCCCTAATACGGTCACCCGAACTGCAAACCCAAGCACGGGGTGGGTCTCTCCGTACCAGACTGATGGGTATTGGGGGAATCAGTTTAATGGGACAACGGACTATTTGACTCTGCCTGCAAGCGCGGCATTGACTTTAACGGCTGATTTCACAATTGAGTTTTGGGTGTATAGCGGTGCGTTTGCAAGTGGCGCATCCAACCCAAGTCTTTTTAATACCTCGCCAGCTTCTATATTTTACGAATCAAGTGGTTCAAATAGGGGTCTATGCCTTTTTGTAGGCTCCGCAATCATTACAACAGCCACAACAGTTCTGCCAAACAACCAGTGGAATCATGTTGCTTGCGTTAGAAGTGGCTCAACTGTTTCAATGTTTGTAAACGGTTCTAGAGTTGGAACCAATGCCTCATTTAGTAGTACGGCAGATTTTTCAAGCGCATTTGTTGGCAGATATTTCGGGAGCGCCGCCGGATACTTGAATGGGTACATG